AGTACCGCAATTTTTGCAATGTTTATAGCAACATATACAATATAACGTATGGTATACTATATATAAAGAACGAACCGCGAAGGAGGTGATACAGGTGAAAGACGTCGTCATTAAAATTACTGTAACCGATGCTAATATCACTCTTGACGGTGAGAATCTCACTGATTTAACAGATAATGATATTATCAGCAGTATTACAATGCTTTGTAGTCTTGCCAAGATTCTGAATATTATATAGGAAGGGAGACCCACGAATGGAAATGCGTAAATTCATCATCGAGATACACCCCAACGGCACGATGACGTGCTGCGAGTATGAGGATCCCGAGGACACAATCCGAGCCTCAAATGATAGCACATGGCTAGCCGGGTATCGGCAAGCGCTCAAGCACTGCGCCGAGCAAGTCGAAGCGCTTGAAGGCATTAAAGGCGACAGTGCAGCGGCAAGTTTAATGTATCAGGGCGCAGCCTTTGTACGGGATGGGGCCGCAGAAATGTATCAGAAGTATTGCAAAGATGTCGCCGGAGGCCCCAGACGCAAGAACCCCGACTGTGGGAGCTGTTGCGATTATGGCAGTTCCTGCTGCGATATGGGAAGGCGGTAACATAGATCACCCTAACGGGTGTAAAAAATTGTAAGTCGAAACGGCCTCCGGGCCGTCTACCGGGACCGCCCGCCCGGTATTGATAATGACAGGGCACATACTGAAAGGAGTTTGTATTATGTCCGAAACAATGATGAAGGCCGAGAACAATGGTGCTATGATGGTGTCCGACGTGATGAACACCGGCGTCGGGTATACCGATATGAATCTTTCTGACCGCTCTGCCGCGGTTGCATTCTACAATGCAACGAGCAACCCTGCCAACAAACTGAAGGAGCATGTCAATGAGGTTCTGTCGCTGGTACATGTTTCTGTGGAGTGCGTCGAGGTCAGCAAGGAGGACGTCCCGGAGGGCAAAACGATTGCCCCGCGTGTCGTCCTCATTACCGAGGACGGGCAGTCTTACGCCTGCGTCTCCGTCGGTGTGTATCAGTCTCTGAAGCGTATGTTTACGCTGCTTGGAACCCCTGACACGTGGACGGAGCCGGTGAAGATCAAACCTGTGCTTATTAGCACTAAAAAAGGTCAGGTTTTGTCTTTGAATCTGGTTTAATCTAACCAATGGCCGCCGCACATGCGGCGGCCATATTTGTTAAAGGAGGCCCCATGAAAAGTAGAGATAACAGAGTATCCTTGTTGAATTACGACGACTCCATGATATGTCTTGCCTCTGTCCTTGTATACAGTGGAGTCACCGACAAAGACGTTGATTTTTTCCGTTCTGAATGGGCCAAAATCATTTTTAGCGGCCTTGGCATTGAAGAGGACCCCCTCCACTGGTATTATATGATTATGAATAGAAAGGAGCGGATGAAGCATGGCAGTAGGCGCAGCTAAAGCAAGCGCGACCCTTAAATACAGCTCCGAGCTGTACACCCCTTATGCCTTGGAGTCTTGGCCCGATAATCAAATGCGCAAAGAGTATTCCCGACTTCGCGACATTGCGCAAAAACGCATTAAGCGCTTATCGAAAGACCCGATCAGCGGGACAAGCGACGTTTATAAAGAATTTGCCGGAGGGTTCCCAACTCTAAAGGCGATGCGTGGAGATCGCAAAGCAGTGGAGCAGGCTTTGGCGGATGTAGCGCGGTTTGTTCGTTCCAAGGGCTCCACCGTTGGTGGTGCGCGTGCAGAATTTGAGCAAAAAATGAAAGTCGGCGGTATTGATATAACCGACGTTCCCAAAGATCAATATACGGTCCTATCTGAATGGTGGGATATCGTGAAGGCATCGGGCGTGTATTACTATCCGTCTGATCAGCCGGTCATGTACTGGCGCGAGAAAGGCGGCTACAACGTCAGTATTGACGATTTTGTAAAGTGGCTGCAAGGTGAGGTCAACTATGGCAAAGAGTGGGACTATAGCGAGGGGAGCAGCTCTGCCGACTTGCGCGGAGGTTTTGGAGGAGGCTTGTAATTACAATCCAGTCCCCTGGCTCATGGAGCACTTAGACAGGAAGCACACCAAAGGCAAAAAGCGCAAAACACGCAAAAACCGATTGTATGTGGGTATGCCGTGTGCGTTTGATATTGAGACCAGCCGAGTGTGTGTTGACGCCGACGACAACCCCCACACCATTATGTACATCTGGCAGTGTCAGTTAGGTTTGGATGCCACTATTATTGGCAGAACATGGGATGAATGGTTATATTTTACAAACACAATCAGCGACTATTTGCAAGCCAACAGTGGCCCACAGGGTGACTGGTATCTGTGCATGTACGTTCACAATTTGGCTCACGAATTCCAATATTTGTCGGGGGTTCTGGATTTCGGCCCGGGCGATGTGTTTGCCAGCAAGCCCCGCAGGGTATTAAAATGCGACAACCGCGCGATTGAATACAGGTGCAGTATGAGACACAGCAACTTGTCCCTTGATGCTTGGGGCAAGCAGCTGGGCGCCCCTCATGCCAAATTAACGGGTGCTCTTGACTATTCAAAAGTGCGGTATCCTTGGACGCCCTTAACATCTACAGAATTAGCGTATTGTATCAATGATGTTAGGTGTATTGTAGAGTGTCTGTTAATTGAGATGCAGCGAGACGGCGACGACCTCTATACATTACCATTGACGCGCACTGGGTACGTCCGACGAATGGCCCGTGAGGCGATGTACAAATGGGGCATTAAACGGGTCAAGCGTTTACTGCCGTCGTGGGAATTGTATCAAATGCTGCGTGAGGCATTCCGAGGCGGTGACACCCATGCCAACCGATATTATGTTGGGCTCCATCTGGAAAACGTCGGATCCGTGGATATGTCAAGCGCGTACCCCGCCGTACAATGTGAATGCTATTTCCCTATGACTCCATTTAGGCAGGAGCCATCCACCGTCGAGCGGCTGATGCAATGTATGAGACACGGCAAGGCGTGCCTCATGCGCTTGCAAGTAAAAGGTTTACGACAGCGATTCAAGTGGTGGGGATTTCCCTATATCCCCCTTGCAAAGGTCCGGCACTGTGAAGGATACATTAACGACAATGGCCGTTTGTTGTCTGCTGATCATTTGGAGATCACGATAACAGATATAGATTTTAGAATCATTGCCAAAGAATATGAGTGGGACGCTCTCAATGTCTTGGAGCTTTATACGTCCGATTATGGTAAATTGCCTAAACCGTTGACGGATTGTGTAAAAGAAAGCTATACCGGCAAGACATCCCTTAAAGGTGTAGCCGGTCAAGATTTGTATTATGTCAAAGCCAAGGGCGATCTTAACAGCTACTACGGTATGACAGCGCAGGATCCCTTGCAGCTGGATACACTTTTTGACGAGGACGACCCCGACAATCTGTGGAGCGAATGCACCGACGATCCAGAGGGCAGTTATAACGACCACCGCCCCAATCTGTTTTTGCCCTACCAATGGGGAGTATGGACTACTGCCCACACTCGCAAGCGCCTAAAAATAGCGCAGTGGGCCGCGGGCAAAAATGGCGTGTACTGCGACACCGACAGTGTCAAATATATGGGTAATATTGATTTGTCGGACTTTAACAAAGCCGTAAAGCAGCTCGCAAAAGACAACGGCGCTTGTGCCACTGACCCCAAAGGCAACACTCATTATATGGGCGTGTATGAGCAGGAGCGCAGCTATGCGGAGTTTATGACGTGGGGCGCTAAAAAATACGCGACTACTTATAAAAAAGGCGGGCCGATCACTACCACTATAGCAGGAGTCAGCAAGCGGAAAGGCGGATTAGAGCTGACCCTGTGGGGTGGTTTTGAGGTATTCAAGCCCGGGTTCACGTTTTGTCTTGCCGCCGGAAATCAGGTTATTTATAATGACCGCCCCACGGTGCCCGATTTTGTGGTTGACGGGCATACGGTACACATCACAAGAAACCTGTGCATCTGTGATAACACCTACACGTTAGGCATCACCGACGAATACGCAAAGATACTTGGGTACAAGATTATGGAGGTTATCTGATGATTAAACTTTATACCGATGATGGATGGCCGAACTTTTCCGAAAAGGACGGCATTTTGTCAACAGGGGCGCCCATTATTTTTATATGGGGCGGACGCGGGACCGGCAAGACATACGGAGCGCTAAAGCACGTCCATCAGACCGGGGATGAATTTCTGTATCTGCGCCGCACGCCGCAGCAAGCGGAACTTATTTGTGCGTCGCCCAGTATGTGGCCATGGTCTCCGTTGAACGATGATCTACAAACACATTACGCCCCGTTTAAAATACCTAAAATCGCCGGTTTCTATGAAGTGGGTAACGCGGGGGCCTACACTGATACAGGATCTCCCATAAAACCGGCCCAAATGGCAGGAGTTGTGGGGAGCGTCGTAACTCTTGCTCGCACCCGTGGTTTTTCAAGTCCTCACACTAGCATCATTATTTTGGATGAATACCAGAAAGAGGAGTCCGACTACTACCGGCGAGGCGAGGGCGTGGGCCTTGCTAATATTTATGAAACGGTCAACCGTAACCGCGAATTAAAGGGGCAAAAGCCCTTGACGCTTTTGTGTATGTCGAACGCGGTGGGCATGGCCAACCCCTATTATATGCAATGGGAGATTACTGATACCGTCGAAAAGATGATCGGCAAAAAAGAGCGCGTCAAGCTGTTGGCCGACAAGGGCATTCTGTTGATTGATCTTGTGGACAGCCCTATTGCAAAAGAGAAAGCAAATACGGCCCTCTATAGGTCCATGACCGGCACAGATTTTTACAGATCAGCTATCGAGAACCAGTACAGTGCCGAAGAAAAGAGCTTGGTAGTGTCCCGGCCCCTCCGGGAATACTATCCGCTTGTACAAATTGGGCGTTGCTGCATCTATGAGCACAAGAGCAAACCACTATACTATGTATGCCGTCACAGGTCTGGCGAGATGCCCCTCTATGGCACCGGCGACTATGAGCGGAAACGGTTTAGGGCCGCGTATGGGTACATCTGGCCCGCATACTTGCAGCGGCAAATTGAATTTGAGCGATACTCGGATGAAATTTTCTTTCGCGAGTATTGCGGTACTTGACTTTTTTACACAGAGGATATATACTAAAGATAATCCTCGGTGCCCACAGGCAGCCCCCAGAAGGGGCGGGCAAGCGTCAGCCAGCGCAAGAACCGAGGATTTACTTGTATCTGTAAGGGAGGTGCATAAAATGGATGCTAATATTGTAATTCAGGCTATTTCTAACGTTGGTTTTCCCATTGCCGCGTTTCTGCTGATGTGGTATCAGTGCAATACCGTGGTCAAGGAGAATACCGCGGCTATCACCGAAATGAGGCTCGCTCTGGACGATATTAAGAAGGAGAGCTAACTTATGGGGTGCTATATCATTTTTGCCCAGTCGATCACAAACGAACGCGCGTTCCTGCTGGCTGATTTGTGCGCTCGTTTGAGTATCGGCTATTATAGTGACTGGGCCGACAATTCCCACACGCGGCAGTGTTGTGCAGTGGGCCCAGTCACCGAAGGAGACAAAGCCCAAGTCGTTAAATGCTTGGCGCATGATACGTATGTTGTGATGGAGGCGATTAAAGTTGAAAATCAGTGAAAAGGTGGCCCTCGCTAGGGCCGGATACACCAAAGCAGAAATTGAAGCGATGGAGAAGCCGCAGCCCGCGCCGCAGCCCGCGCCGCAGCAGTACGATGGCCTTGAGACCCTGCTGCAGCAGCTTTTGCAGGGTCAGCAGACTACTGCGCAGGCAATGCAGACCATGACGCAGACGTTGCAGGCGAACGCGCTGGGCCTTGGCATCCAGCAGCAGCCGACGGCAGATGCCGCCACGGTGACGGCCCGAATTATTGACCCAACCTATGGAAAGGAAGTGAAGTGATATGCCTCTTGGTATGGATTTTGCGGACATTGCCGCAATTTTGACTGAGATCAATAAGGTGGCCACTGGTCAGGATCCGACGTCCCCCATCGTGGACACGTCTAGCTTTGTGTCTCTTGCGCAGGCCACGTTGCTGACCGGCCCCGACAACTACACTAAAGCGATTAGCCAGGTGCTGGGACGTACCATTTTTGCCGTCCGCCCCTACGATGCCCCGCTGAAACGCTTGCAGGTGACGGGCGATGACTGGTCCAACCATGTGCGGAAGATCAATTTTTGCGACAGCGACCCCGTCATCGATAAGGCGTGGGAGCTGGAGGACGGCCAGAGCGTGGACATGTACGAAGTCCACAAGCCTAAAGTCCTCCAGACAAACTACTACGGCCAGACCAATTACAGCCGCGTGTACACGCAAGCTGATACCCAGATGGAGGCAGCATTCAAGGGGCCCGAGGAACTGGCGCAGTTCTGGTCTTCGTTCGTGCTGCATCTGTCGAACCAGATCGAGGCTGACCGGCGCAATCTGGCCAACAACCTGATGGCCAATCATTTGACCGGTATGACTGTGACCAACCCGCACAGCGTTGTGTATCTGCTCGATGAGTACAACGCCCAGCAGGGCACTAACCTGACGGTGCAGGACGTCTACAAAGAAGCGAATTTCCCGGGTTTTGCAAAGTACGCCTATGGCCGTATCAACGACATTTCCCGCCTTATGAAAGAGCGGTCTATCAACTGGCATCAAAACTGGAAGATCGGCGACACGACGTACAACATCATGCGGCACACTCCGTATGATCGTCAGCACCTCTATCTGTACAGCGGCACGCAGAGCCAGATCGACGCCCGCGTGATTCCCGAGGTATTCCATGACAACATGCTGAAATACCGCGACGCCGAGCAGGTAACGTTCTGGCAGAACATCAACCAGCGCGAGACCATTTCCGCAACGCCTGTTGTGACCAATACCGCCGGGGTGGCAACCAAGAATGCAGCGGTGCAACTGTCGAATGTGTTTGGTTGTCTGCTGGACTGGGATGCAATCGGCTACACTCCGAAGCTGTCCCGCGTCGTCCCTACCCCCATGAACGCCCGCGGACTGTATACGAACTTCTGGTATCACTACGGATGGTCGTGGTACGATGACTTCACCGAGAACGCAGTTCTGTTCCTGATGACCTCTGGAGACGTCACCACCCCGAGCGATGCCAAGGCGGCAAGAGCGTCCACCCTGAAAACCACCACATATAAGGACGCGGACCCCTCTAAGTCCTGACCAATACCGGCGGGCATTGCCCGCCGGTTATTTTATAGGAGGTGCAAAATGCAAGCTACATTTTATCAGTTTGCAAAACGCACAAACAGCACAAAGCGGCCCGGCGGTGGGCAGGAATTCGGAATCAACCTTAAAGCCCCTTGCAATATCATTGACCCCGAGATCAAGATCGAAACCCAGAGCGACCCCACCAGATTCAATTATTGCTACCTTCCCGCGTTCAGCCGATACTACTGGGTTAAGAACTGGACATATTCTGACGGGCTCTGGAATGCGTCACTGACTGTTGACACTCTCGCAAGCTACCGCGACCAGATCGGATCCTCTACCGAGTATGTGGTGAGGTCCTCTGCCAAGTATGACCCTAAAATCGTAGATAATTTGTACCCGACCAAAGCAACGATTACCACGAGAACCCTCTATGCAAATTCAACGCCGTTCACGGATAACCCGGAAAGTGGCAGTCAAGGATTTTTTGTTGTGGCAGTCATCGCTCCTGGGTATGTGTCTTTTGGCGGGGCAATTTATCTTGCAATGAGCGGCACAACATTTCAAAAGCTCATGGAGGCCCTTTTGCAAAATACGGATTATCTGAATATCAGCGCGGACGAAATCAGCAGCAACTTAACTAAAGCGCTGTTCAATCCTATTCAGTATATTTCAAAGGCGTTTTGGATACCCTGCGGCAATACGGCAATCGGCACCCCCATCCATGAAATTCCCGTCGGTTGGTGGAAAATGCCGAATATCGGCAACGCCTATGTTATCCAGAGTCAGAACGACAAACAAATATTTACGTTCAGCATCTCCACCCCACATCATCCGCAGCACATTACAAGGGGCGTCTATACAGACGGAGCACCCTATTCCGAGTATACATTATATTGTCCTCCATTTGGGGAAATTAAATTAAATGCTAACCTGTTTGTGTTGCAAAGCACGTTGTATTGTAGATTGACTGTTGATTACCGCACCGGCGACGCGATACTGGACTTGTCATTTAATCATGATTTCAATACTATTTTCTTCTCCACGTCGGGCAACGTCTCGGTACCTGTGCAGCTGTCGCAGATCGCAACCAATGTAAATGAATTGGCAAGTGTGGGTGGACTGATTCAAACCGCAGTTGGTGCTATCGCTGGCGGTATTGAATCCTTTTTTGGCGGGGGCGATGTTACTAACGGTATTGCATCTGGTGCCCAGCAGATGACCGTTGCAAGTCAATCCAAGGGCGGAGGGGCGAGCGTTGCCAAATATGGAATAAGGCCATATTTAACGGGGGCGTTTTATGATCTTGCAGACGACAACAACGAGGACCATGGCAGGCCCCTTTGCCAGCGCGTGCAGCTGTTCAGTATCCCGGGATTCATTATGGTAGATGACCCCGACATTGAGTTGGCCGCAACAGCCGCCGAGATTGACAGCGTTAAAAGTTATATGAAAAATGGATTCTTTTTAGAGTAGGAGGCGTATAACGATGGCAGTATATAAACAGTGTATTACTGACGTGTCGCCGATCAGAGTCACCGCCGGTTATCCGGCATACGCGGACGGTAGCCATCACAGGGGCATTGACACAGTCCACGGCAATCATAAAGCCTATGCGCCCGAGGCGGGCGTTGTGGTAGTGGCCCAGCACTGGAACGGCAGCACCTCGGGCGATCAGTCGTGGGGCAATATGATTAAGGTACGGATGGCCGACGGCACTACATGGCGGGCCGCACACTTTGCCTCACAGATCTGGAACGTGGGCGACACGATCTCCAAGGGGCAGTTCATCGGCACACAGGGACAAACCGGCTACGTCACGGGCATTCACACACATTGGGAGTATGCCGATGCGGCCGGAAACCTGCGGGACCCGTCCAGCATTATCAGAATCCCGAATCAGGTGGGCACGTGGAACGTAGAGTGGGACTCGGGTGGAGGCCCTGACCCTGGTCCCGGGCCGGGTCCTGACCCTGGTCCCGGGCCGGGTCCTGACCCTGGTCCCGGGCCGTGGCCTACTGGCAAATTGCCGGTATGGTTGCTGTTTAAAATGGCGAAGGGAGGTCGTCTGTTGTGAGTGCTCCCTACAGCTACGAACAGATCAACGCCCATGTGTCGCCGGTGACTCCCTCCGTGATGCACACAAAGGGCAACAGCCTGTCCTATTATTTCCGCAAATATCTGTTCCTTGAGGCCGTGTCTATGGTACGGTGGACCTTGCCCGAAACATGGCCCAGTAACCGCTTGCAGTATCTTGTTTTTGGTTCCGGCGGTGTTACGGTGTTCAATACTGACCGTTACGGCCTCGTGTATGACCGAATGGGACTTACCGGCATTAACATTTTCTACAATCCCACCCACTCCATCATTGCTAACCCTTTTATTAAAGGGTCCCCATATTTGCAAATCGGAAAACAATGCGAGATCATCAATTTGCAACCCGATTACCGTGGGATGGTGGATATTGTGGCCTACTATGGGGATATGATGGCCCTTGCCGCCCAGACCATCCAGAGCAATTTAATCAATAGCCGCCTTGCCTACGTGTTTGCGTCCGGCAACAAAGCGGGTGCAGAATCTTTTAAAAAGATGTTTGACGCGATTATGCAGGGTGACCCTGCCGTTTTTGTTGATGCCTCTTTGCTCAAAGCGCCCAAGAATGGGCCATCCGGGCAAGCCCCGTGGATGTATTTTGCAACTGACCTCAAAGGGAACTTCATAACCAACGAACTGCTATCCGCTCTTAAAACCATTAAAGCGCTGTTCGACACAGAAGTCGGCATACCGAACACTAATACCAGCAAGAAAGAGCGGATGTTGACCGACGAAGTCAACTCGAACAACGTCGAGACAGCCGCTAAGGCGTCGCTCTGGTTGGATAGCTTGCAACAGGGTTGCGAACGGGTTCACAAACTGTTTGGAATTGATAAGTCTACTTTGTGGGTCGATTGGAGGTTTCCGCCCGATACTACTACACAGGAGGTGAACAACGATGCACGCAACATTGAGCTTTAACGGCCTATTGGCAGGATACCCGGAACTGTTCGATGACTTGAAAGTTCCTAGCAGTGTCTCTAAAGAAACTGTCTGCAATCAATTACTGTTTGATACACTGGAATTTGAGGTGCTATATGCGGACGGCCCGACAATGCGCCGGGCGCTAGGGGTCTTTTCTGAAACCATGCTCCCGAGCTGGTCCCGGTACACTGAGGCCCTGGGCCTTGAATACGACGCTTTGGCGTCCGATGCCCGAACCAGAACAACCGACCATGCAGGAACTAGCGGCGGCACAATCAACCGCACTAACGGCAGGAAGGGATCGACGACCCGCACGCCGAACCTGACCACGACTGGCCAGAATACCGGCAGTGACAGCACCACCCGGGACGTTACGGGCTTCGACAGTGGATCCTTGCAAACCGCTGAACGGAGCACAACGGCCCTCGGTACTGGGAACACCATTACCAGCAGCGGCACGGACACGACCACCACCGATCAGACGACAACCGATAACAACACCTCGGAGTTACACGACGGCTATAACGACACCGTGACCGAGAAGGGCCGGGCAGGGCGTGACCCGCAAGACCTCATTTCCAAAGAGTTGGCCCTTGCAATGGAAAATGCCGTTCATAAAATCGTTACGGACATCCGGGCAAACTTCTGTTTGCTGGTTTATTAAGGAGATGTAGTTATGAGTATCAATCCTATTCACAGAACGCCCTACACAAATTTCCATGACCTCAATCTTGATTGGATTATTGAGGTGCTGAATGAGTATAATACCAAACTGACAAACTTTGTCAGTCTGGCTACTATCAAGTATGCGAACCCCATCCAGTGGAACATTACTAGCCAGTATGAAGCAAACACCGTTGTAGTGGATAGCAATGGCAACGCATATCTGTCTGTGAAGCCGGTGCCGTCTGGTGTTTCTCTGGACCGTACGGAGTTTTGGACAAAAATTGGCAATTTCGACGAACTCTGGGCCGATGTGAAAAAAGCCATCACTCCAAACGATGAGGGACACAGCCCCACCGCCACAGAAAATAGAGCTGTCGACGATCTTGTGTGGGTCAATGGGGCGCTGGTGCGTGTCACTAAAACAATGCTCGCCGGCGATGCCTATGTGCCCGGCTCCAACTGCGTGAGCAGCTCCACAAATGAAGTTGTGCAGTACCTTATTACCAGGCTTAATGAGGGCTTGAGAGCCGAGCAGACGGCCCGGGAGAACGCAGACAACAAGCTTCAGACGGCTATTGGGGCGGAGCAGACGGCCCGGGAGAATGCAGACACGCAGCTCCAGACGGCTATCAACAACGAGAAAACGGCCCGGGAGGATGCTGACAGCAGCCTTCAGTCGGCCATTGAGGCAGAGACATCGGCCAGAGTGAACGCCGACAACGACCTTCAGAACAGTATTGACCAGCTACAGCAGGATGTTAAAAACGTCCTTGACTACGCTAACGTAAAAAGCTACGGCGCCAAGGGTGACGGCACTACCGATGACACTATCGCGTTCTCGACCGCCATTGCATCCGGCAAAGACCTGTTTATTCCTGACGGCGAGTACATTATCACAGGTGCAATTAACATCGGATCGCCGCTCATGACAAGTAAAGCTATCGTGGTAGCGTCGGGCGTAATGTTGACGATTGGTGATCCTGTGGCCCCCTGCACCCTGCACTTCCGACAGAAAAATGGCGGCAAATTTGCAGTCAAAGCGGGTGAGACTATCGCAGATTGGTTCATCGACACCAGTATCGCAGATGTGTTCAGCGGGGGCTCAATTCAGTCCTTTACAGGTACAATCAAGTTCCCCACAGCCGGTAACTGGGGCGCCGCGGCAGGGACTCTTACAGCCGATACAATTTATAAAATTAATGCGCCTGTAGGGGCCAGCTCCCACACGACTTATGATTTTTGTAATAATGTTGTGAGTTTCAGCCCAGACGGTGTTATCAATATTAGGGGTAGCAGCAATACTGCTCATGTGGAACGGTTGTCTGTTCGCAATGCTACTTTTGTGGCGACCGCCGAAAATGTGCTGGAGTTTATCAATGTTCAGTATGCCGAACGTGTCACCATTGATAATCTCCACTGTATCGGAGGCCGACGGGTAGCTCGCTATATTAACACGATCAACATCTATACAAAAAATATTGTTCACGACACTTTTTATACATCGGCTAACCCCTATTCGTCGTTCCTTCTGGATGAATCAAGCGGCGGGGTCTCAGGAATTAGTGGCAATGCGTCCATCAGATTCTATAACTGTCTCAGTAGCTGTAACAATCTGACGGGCGACAGCCAACAATTTCTTCTGTACAACTCCGATGACATGCGCGACGTCTACATTGATAAGTGCGAATGCTCGTGCGCGTCAACGGCTATCCAGATTTTCACTAAAAGCAGCGGCCACACCGTATGGAATATCTGGATTACTGGCTATGTCGCGGACCAGTGCACCCGCGGACTGTATGTCAGAAATGCAGGAGGCAGCCAGATCACTGTTGATGGTTGCTATTTCAATGCAAAAGACCGTTTGGTCGAATTTGAGAACTCCTCTGGCGTGATAAGCAACTGCCAATTTATCGGTACGCAATCTTGCATAGGAGTTCGACTGTCGTATGCGAGAGGGTGCGTTGTTGATAATTGCCAGTTTATCAATGTGGATCAATGTGTCGCGGCATCGCAGTCTTCCGCATGTCAGATTACAAAAAACATAGTTCATCGCACTACAAAATTCACAGAGGCATTTGCTTTTTCGTTCCTTAACGGCTGTGTCGATAATAGGGTATTGTTTAATTCGGTTGTCCCTCCTTCTGCCGAACTATTCTACGTGGCCGGTATACGCTTTGATTCAACTGGCCTGCGCAACATCATTGGAGGAAATGCAGTAGCAGGTACCGAACTGTCGAACCAGGAAAGTGACTTGACGACACTAACCACGACTCGCCTATAATTATATTGTATCTTGTGCCCACTCCCTACCCTATGGGGAGTGGGCACTATATTTTGTACCCACTACTGGGGCACTATAGCGATACCACGGGATCCATATAGCATACCATACGTTATATTGTATATGTTGCTATAAACATTGCAAAAATTGCGGTACT